TATTTCTACCCAGATAGTAAAGCTGTAATTGGAGCATTCTTTAGTTCATTTAGTCAAAACACTATGAACATGGTAGTTGACAATTCTAACTTTATTAATACTAATACAGAGTTTAGAAAGCAACGTAATCCTGACTTAAAAGACTTTATTAAAGCTAGATATCAAGCTACTGTTGGTGGTGTTAAAGTTTGGAAAGGATTTAACTCAGAAGTTAAAGCAATATCATTTAAAGATAATCCTACAGCTGCAGTTGGTTTAAGTGCTTCCTGGTTAATCTTAGATGAAGCAGGTGTATTTAATAACATTGTAGATTCTTATGGATATACAGAACCATTAATTAAAGATGGTAGTACGTATACTGGAGTAGCCTTAGTATTTGGTTCTTCAGGAGATATGGATTCAGGTAGTAAGTATTTCTATGAGATGTTTACCAATCCTAATAAGTATAACATGCTATCATTTGAAGATCCATTTAATCCTAACAGTTCAATAGGATTCTTTAGTTCTGCTAGTAAAGGTAGATTAGGTGTATGTCTTAATCCAGAATCTAAATGGTATAAACAACCTATGGTTGACTTAGATGGTAATTCTAATCATGAAGCTGCAGAACACGATATTGAATGGTTAAGAAATAGTGCTAAAACAGGATTAGATCCTAAAGCAATTCATAATATAACTACACAGTTTCCATTAAGTTGGAAAGAAGCATTCTTAAGAAATAAGGGTAATGTATTTGGATCACCAGAAATGTTAGAATGGTTAGGTCATTTAGAAAATACACCTAGTCTTAGAGGACAAGCTCAGAAAGGTGAATTATACTTTGACAAAGGAGAAGTTAAATGGAGATTAAATAGTGATTTAATTTATATAACAGACTTTCCATTAAGGAAGGATCCTAAAGCAGGAGAAAACTTTACAACAGATAGTTGTGCTGCTATATGGGAACATCCTGAAAAGCAAGAGAATGGAGAAATACCTAATTACTTGTATATAGCTGGATGTGACCCTTATGATCAAGATAAGTCAGACTCTGGTTCATTAGGATCATTCTTTGTTTATAAAAGATTCTATAGAGCAGACAGAACTCATGATATTATTGTAGCAGAATACACTTCTAGACCTGATACAGCAGAACAATTCTATGAAAACTGTAGAAAACTATGTATGTATTATAATGCTAAAGTACTGTATGAGAACCAGTTAAAAGGTTTAAAGGTATACTTTGAACAAAAAAATGCTTTACAATATATGTGTGAACAACCAGGTATTATTAGAGATATGGTAAAAGATTCTAGAGTACAACGTGGTTATGGAATACATATGAATAGAGGTAGTAATGGATCTAGTGGAATCAAAGATCAATGTGAACTATACTTAAAGAAATGGTTATATGAAGAAGTTGATGGTGAAACAGAAGGAACCAAAGTAGTAAGATTCCAAACAATTAAATCAATACCATTATTAAAAGAATTAATAGCTTATGATAGAGATATTAACACAGATAGAGTTATTGCAGTTATGCTATGCGTATTACAAACATACGAATTACACAGAATTCATGTGGAAGAGCTATTAGATATGAAATCTACAACAGGTGATTTCCTTGAAAGAATCTACAAGAAAAACCGTATATTTAAAGGAGCGAACTCTCAATTTAACCCAAGCAGAAACTAATGAGCCAAGATATATATGCCAATTTAGGTGGTCAGAATTTACCGCAACAAAAGTTACCAATGTCTAGTAAAGACAAAGAATGGGGTAAGTCTTGTATAAATTATTATTCAAATTATAGATATACAAATGGTAGTAACTTAAGATCAGATAGATTTAAAAAGTTAATTAACTATGACTTATATAATGGTAAAGTAAACCATAAAGATATTGAAACTATCTGTGACCCATTAGGTGTAAATACATCTAGTACATTTGCAGCAAGGTTTCAACATTATGATATTATTTCAGAACCAATTAGATTACTAATAGGTGAAGAAACTAAAAGACCAGATAATCACATTGTAATATCAGAATCTCCAGATGACCTTAATCGTAAAACAACTGCTGTTAAAGAAAAGATTTTCCAAGCTTTGCAACAAGGTTTGGCTTATCAAATTGATCCTAATGCTGACCCTAACAATCCTCCTCCTCCGCCTGAAGAAATTCTTAAGCATGAAAAATACACGCCTTCGGACATAATTGAGTCTAAGGCTAATAAGGTATTAAAGGTTCTTAAGAAAAGACTTAACACTAGGTTATTGTTTTCTCAAGGATGGAAAGATGCATTAATTGCCGGAGAAGAAGTTTATTGGGTAGGTATTGAAAATGCTGAAGTAGCTATGCGTAGAGTTAACCCAGTTAACTTAACAGTAATACTTGATGGTGACACTACATTTGTAGATGATGCTATAGCAGTAGTAGAGGAAAGAATGTTAGCTATCAACACTATCTTAGATGAATATGGTGACATATTATCTAAAGATGATGTAGACAAATTAGAAAATTATACAAGAGGAACCTTTGGTTCTTTTAATACTGCAGGTGGATTTGAACCTCAGTTTGACGTAGTTAATGGTCAAAATGCTTTTGCTGGTATTACACCAACTAATGCTTATAATGGTAATAATAGTAATAACTATTCTATCAGAGTAACAAGAGTTGAATGGAAATCAATGAAGAAAATTGGTGAATTAACTTGGACAGACGAAGATGGTGCTCCACAAACAGAGATAGTTGATGAAGTATTTAATACAAGAGTATTTAAGGAAGCATTTCCTGATGCTAAGGTAGAATGGTATTGGATCAATGAAGCTTGGGAAGGTGTTAAAATAGGATTGGATATCTTCACAGATATTAAAGCTAAACCTAACCAAAGACGTAGACTAGATAATCCTTATTTTTGTAGATTGGGTTATACAGGGTTCATCTATGAAGCTACAAACTCACAATCTGTTAGTTTGATAGACAGGTTAAAACCTTACCAATATTTATATGATATTATATCTTACAGATTAGAGATAGCATTTGCTTCTGATCAAGGTAAGAAGTTTATAATGGATTTAGCTCAAATACCTGAAAGTCATGGTATTGACATTGATAGATGGTTATACTATTTAAAAGAAATGAATATTGCTTTTATCAATAGTTTTGAAGAAGGTAAGAAAGGTGCTGCTAGCGGACAATTAGCCAATAAGTTTAATCAGTTCCAAGCAATAGATTTAAGTCTTAGTCAATCTATCCAACAGTATATCAACATGTTGGATTATATTAAAACACAAGTAGCATTTGTATCTGGAGTTACTCCACAAAGATTAGGTGCTATTAACAACTCTGAATTAGTTGGTAATGTAGAAAGATCTGTTAATCAATCTTCTTTAATTACTGAATATTTATATGAAGGTCATGCTGAAGTAAAACGTAGAGCTTATACAGCAATGATTGAAGTAGCTAAAATCTGTTACAAGAAAGGATTAGCTGCTCAATATGTTCTAGATGATATGGCTATTGAAATGCTAACTCTAGAAGAGAATGAATTTGAAAACTCTGAGTTTAATGTATTTGTAACTAACAATACTAAAGATTTAGAATTAAAAGCTAAGTTAGATCAATTAGTACAAGTAGCATTACAATCTGAAAAAGTAGATTTATCTGCAATTGTTGAAACATTAATGAATGATTCTCCAAGAGATATTGTTAGATTGTTACAACGTAAAGAAGAAGAATTCTATCAACGTCAGTCTGAAAATGGTAAAGCTCAACAAGAACATGAAATGAAGATTGAACAAATGCAACAACAAATGCATGCTGAACAAGTTGAATTTGACCATCTTAAATTAGATCAAGAAAGATATATTGCAGAAGAAATTAATGCTACTAAAATACAAGTAGCGGAGATTGCTGTGTATAATAAGCAACAAGATTTAGATCTTAACGATAATGGTATTCCTGATTCATCAGAGATTGCAGCTAATGCTTTAAAACAACAAGAGTTATCTTCTAGATCTTTTATAGAACAATCTAAGTTAAGTCATGACAAATCTAAACATGAAGCTCAATTAACATTGAAAGATAAGGAAATAAAGCTCAGAAATGAGCTTGAAAACAAGAAATTGGAAGCTATAAAAGTTCAGAATAAAAATCAAATTGAATTATCTAATAAAAAACATGCAGCTGATAAGTTGATGATGGATAAAAAAATGGAAATAGAAAGAATGAAAATAGCAGCAGCTAAATCTAAAAACAATAAGAAATAATGGCAATACCTACTTTTAAACCAACAGGAATTAAAAATCCTTTTATATCTAAAGAATGTATAGATATACTAAACTTTAGAATTGAACAAGAAGAATACTCTAGTAGAGTTTATCATGCAATGTCTTTGTGGTTAAATAACAATGGTTATTTTGGTGCAGCAGCAGTATGGCAAACAGATTCTGATGGAGAAATGGTACACGCAGGATGGGCTAAATCTTTTTTATTGGATATGGGAGTTACTCCTAAAGTTCAAGCTTTAAAAGAACCACCTTTAATGTTTGCAGGCTTACCTGATATTATTAAACAATCATTTGCACACGAAGTACTTATTACTAAACAATGTAATGAGTTAGCCTCACATGCTATGAAATATGGTAATCACTTATTATATCAATTAGCTATGAAATTCTTAACTGAACAACAAGAAGAAATGGGTAAAGTTCAAAACTTAGTTGATCAATTAGAAGCATTTGGTGAAGATAAGATTGCAATGAGATTATTTGATCACGAACTAAAAGGATAACATGTACTATAAATTACCAATAAAAGAAAGAATGGATTTAATGAAGTCTTATAAAAAGGCTAATAAAAACATGTCTTATAGTGATATGGTAAATGACTACAATACTAGTTATCAAAGATTTGATAATGGTGGTAAAAAAAATACTAATGTTGCAGAAAGTACTTTTGTAAAATCTCCACACATTATAAATCTTTCAAAAGATACAAAGGTAATAGATCCTGATAAAAATACATTAAACCACATGTATGCTTTACAATTATTAAAAAAACACAACGTTGATGTTGATTCTACAGGTAATGTATTAAATAGTTTAGGTTTAAATAGTGTAGCTTATTATAATCCTATAACAAGGACTATTAATTATAAACATGATCCAAATAAAAATCCAAAAACAGAATATTCTGAAATGGTTATGAAAGAATTACCTCATGCTATACAATCAGACTCACTTGGTGTAGTTCCTTTTTTAAAGAATACATTTACGGAAGGTGCTCAAGATTATTTATTTGAAAAAGATCCTAATTCAAGATATTATAATACTTCAAAAATTGAAGGACACGCTCATAATACACTAGAACAAAAATTATATTATGAAAGACAAGCTAAACTTTATAATGCTAAAGATTTAAAGTATGGAGGAATACAAAAGTTTGGTAATGGTGGTGAATATAAAGTTAAATCTGGAGATAATTTATCTACAATTGCTAAAAATTATAATACTGATATAAGTACTATTCAAAAATTAAATAACATACAAGATGTTAATAAAATAGGTATTGGTCAAAATATTATATTACCAGAAAGACAAAACAACATTGTTCAACAACCTGTTAATACACAACAATCTACAAATTTAAATAGTTATGATTTTAATACAGCATTTAAAATAGCTAGACAAGAATTAGGACCAAATAAAATATTTGAACACAATGGTAAAAAATTTGGAACTAATTTAAAAGGTGAAACATTTATACCAGATAAACAAGAATTAGCTAATCATAATATGTTAAATGATCCAACATTAACTCATTTAACTGATCAAAATAAAAAAGTTAAATCTATTTATACAAGTAAAGAAACTGTTAAGTTACAACCTACTTGGAAAGAATCTACAGAAATAGAAAAACAAAACCAGGAATTTAATAAATTAAAAAATGCAGAGTTAATTAATAAATACCAATCTATTAGAAATCCTAATGAAAAATATATTATTGTAGATAAGAAGAAAGGTAAAATGCATGTATATTTAGGAGGAAAAGAAATTGAATCTTATAATGTAGGTACTGGTGAAAATAAAGGTGATGAACAAACAAGAACTTGGGTAGATAAAGAAACACATAAAACAGATTGGTCTAAAGGAAATAAACAAACAGGAGCAGGAGTTTATACAATATCTTTTATTGATGAACACAATAAGCATTATGGTAATGTTCCTTCTTTTCATTTAAAAAATGAAAATGGTGTAGAAGTACCAACTGCTATACATGCTGGTTTTGGAGATAGGTTAAAAAGAATTGCTAATAATGATTTAAATAACAATGATCCAGAAAGTAAAAAAGATACTAGATTTTCTAATGGTTGTATAAATGGGTTATGTAAAGACATGACTGATTTATATCAAAATGATTTAAAAGCTGATAAAAAAGGAAATCAAGGTACTAAAGTATTTGTATTACCAGATGATGATAATAATTTTTATCAGATAAAAAATGGTAAGTTAAATTTAACAACTAAAGAATATAATCCTAATGTAGCATATTCTCCTAAAAATCTAAAAGCTAATCCTGTTAAAATAAATGTTACTAATGAAGAAAATAATACTCCACAAGTAAAAGGAATGGCATACACCTTAGAAAAACTTAAATCTACTTTAATGAAAGATGGTAAAGTAGATAATGACACATATAATAAATTAAGTAAATTAGTTATAGGTTTAGCTTTACAAGAAACTAAAGGTGGAGAAGATTATCGTATAAGATCAGGTTCTTTAAAAATTCCTTTTACAAATAAAGAAACAGATCAAGGATTAGTTAATTACTTAAAAGATTTAAAAGGTTCTAATAGTATAAATTCAAGAGGATTAACTCAAATTAAATATGATGCTCAAAATGACGAATTAAAAGCACAATTTAAAAAATATGGAGTAACAAAAGATAATTTAAATGATGGTGTACATGCTTCTATTGCAACAATGTTAATGTTAAGTTACATGTATAATAATGAATTACCTAACTTAAAAGAAAAACTTAAAAAACAAGGAATATCAGATGAAGAAGCTTTACTTTATTTAAATCAAGGTAAAAAATCTGAAATTGTAAAAGGTACTGCTACACCAAGTAAAAACATATATATTCAAAATGTAAAAAATTTTGGTAAAAATATTAGTGTACAAGAAGAATCATATTAACATAATAAAGCTATAAAAAGTTATCTGGTTATGTAACTTTTTGTATTTGCAAACAATAACCAAAACAGTTATATTTATAGTATAATACTAATAAAAGGCAAAAAATGAGTAAGGAAAATGAAGATGCTCCAAAGGAGTTAAATATTCTAGATACACCATTTGGTGATGGTTTAGAAATGCAATTCTCAGATGAATATTCTGATGAGTTTAAAGAAAATAACTCTGTGGCTCAACCCTTAATGCAAGAGGATGAGGACATGGTACCTGACAATGATAATTTTAAAGAACCTGTTAAGGAGGTTATTAAAGATTTACCAAAGGAAGAAGTTAAAGAACGTGTTAAAGCAGAACCTCGACAAGATGTATCATCTGATGAAGGATCTAATTTAAAAGTGTTTGCTAGCTGGTTAGGTGAGAAAGGTTTAGTAGATTATGATGAAGAGTCTTTTGAAGATTCTGAAGATGGTCTTAAAAAACTAATGAGTAATACAGTTGAACGTGAAGTGGAAAACTACAAAAATAGTTTACCAGATGATGTTCATAAACTAGTAGAATTTATTGAAGCAGGTGGTAATCCAAAGAATTTTATGGATGTTTACTACGGAGATGCATCTTGGGATAATTTTGATATTGATGATGAGAGATCTCAAAAAACAGTATTAAAAGAATACTTGAAAGCTCAAGGAGAAGATGATGAAGATATAGATGAAACAATAGATACTTACGAAGTTTCAGGTATATTAGAAAAGAAAGCTAAAGGTGCTTTGAATAAGTTACAAGCTTATGAAAAGAACTATAAAGATCAAATCTTTGAACAACAAAAAAGACAAGATGCTGAACAAAGAGTTTTAGTAAAACAACAATATGATTCTTTTAAATCAGAGTTGTATGCTAAAGAAGAAATACAAGGATTCAAGTTGACTCCTAAAATGAAAGATAACCTTTGGGACTTTATGATGAAGCCTGATAAAACTGGTGAAACAGGATTACAGAAACATAATAAAACCAATACTAATGCTCAATATATGTATGCTTATTTAGCAATGAATGATTGGGATCTTAGTAAGTTAGAAAGACAAGTTAAAACAAAAGTTAACTCTGAACTAGCTAGTAGATTGTCAAATGTTAAAGATGGTAGAAGTAAAATGAAATCTGGTCAATCAGATAACTTCAATGACCAAAGAGCTACTGGAGATTTTAGTGCCTTCAAGCAAGCTTTAACAAGAGGTATGATTTAAACACAAATTATTAATTTAATATAAAAAACAAAAAATGCAAATTAGTCCATTACAAATAACAAACATGAACTGGCATGCTGGTCTTACACAAGACTCTCATTTGTCAAGTTTCTTTTTAACTGAGCCAGCTATAGCTAGCCAAGTTATCACTCGTATTTATAACAAACAAAATGGTTATAAAAATGCTCTTTCTTTCTTAACAGGTGGAATGGGTAAAGCTAAAGAAATTGATGGTATCCAATATCGTTGGAATATCATTGGTGACTCTCGTAAAGCAATCTCTATTACTCGTGCAGCATTTGATGCAGCGACTAACATTGGTATTAATGCTACAACTTTCAAAATCGGTGTAAACGAAAAATGGTTTTCTGAAGGTGACGTATTATTATTTGATAGTCCTGAATACAAAGCTCGTGTAATTTCTGAGCCTATTTATGATGGTGCTGATTATATCTTAGTATGTCAATTGGTAACAGCTGATATCACTAAATCTGTTCCTGCAGTTTTATTAACAGTAGGTAAAGAAGTATCTAAAGAATACAACTTAGTAGAGCATGATCATTCTCGTACATCTGGTGAAACTCACTATGCTACACCAATGATGTTAGAAAACTTTATGTCTACATTACGTAAGAAATATTCTGTAACAGGTGCTGCTCACAGTCGTGTTATGGTTATCTCTATGTTAAATCCTGAAACTAATGAAAAAACTAACACTTGGGTAAAATATGCTGAGTGGGAATTTTGGAAGCAATTCATGGATGAAATTGAAATTAGTTTAATGTTTGGTGAATCTAACATTAAATCTAACGGAACAACTGACTTAAAAGGTGCTTCAGGAAATACTATTTATTCTGGTGCTGGATTAGAAGGACAAATTGCTCCAGGTAACAAACGTTTATATACTAGTTTAACTGAAAAAACAATTCGTGATTTCATGTCAGATTTAGCATACAATGGTACTGAAGATGGTCCTCGTGAATACGTTGCACTATGTGGTCGTGAGTTCATGAACTTATTTGATCAAGCTATGAAAAACAAAACAGCTACTTTAACTCAAATCACAGGTGACAAATTTGTTACTGGATCTGGTCAAGATTTAGCTTTAGGTGGACAGTTTATGACTTACACTGGTTTAAATGGTGATAAAATTACATTAAAAGAATACAAACCTTATAATGACGTAGTAAGAAATCGTTTGTTACACCCTCAAACTGGTAAACCAGCTGAGTCTTACAAAGCAACTTTCTTAAACTTTAAATCTTACAACAAAGGAGAACCTAATATCCAAAAAGTATACTCTAAAGATCGTGAGATGGTAACTACATACATTGAAGGAATGTACGGACCTTACGGACCTAAGAAAAATGGTTCATCAGCAAGTTCAGTAGATGGATACACATTTGAAGCAATGACAGAATGTGGTATCATGCTTCGCGATCCTTCAGATGCTGCTCAGTTAATCTTAGACGCTAGTTCTATATCATAAATATTAAATATTTTAGTTGCATATTAATGTAAAATACGTTATATTAGTATGCAACTAAATATTAAAATATGATTATTTACAAAATAACAAACTTAATAACTTGTAAGTTTTATATAGGTTTAACTATTCAAAATATAAACACAAGATTTAATCATCATGTTTATGAAGCAAAATTAGGTAGTACTTCTTATTTACATAGATCAATATTAAAACATGGTAAGGAAAATTTTAAAATTGAAAAATTAGATGAAGCACAAACTATAAAAGAGTTACAAAATAAAGAAGTTTATTATATTAATACACTAAATACAACAAATAGAAAAATTGGTTATAATATAGCACAAGGTGGTAGTATTGGATTAAATGGTTTTAAACATACAGAAGAATCTAAACTTAAAATGTCTAAATCTTCAAAAGGTAAAATAGCTTCATTAGAAACTAAACAAAAAATGTCTAAAATTAGAAAAGGAAAATCTTTACCAGAATCTGCAAATATTAAAGTTAAACTATATAATAAAAAAGTTTCTAAAATTGTAATTAAAACAAATATTGATGGTAGTATTCAAGAATATGAATCTATATCAGAAACTGCTAAACAAAATAACATTGACCCAAAAAGTTTGTCTGGTGGATTAAATAATAAAAGAGGGTTTTACACAGATAGAAATAAATGTGTATATAAAATTAAATAAACTAATAAAGGCAAATTATTAAAACAAATGGAAGAATCAGGTGCAAAATCTTATGTAATTAGACCTATCATAAGAAACAAATTTTCAGGTCAATCTTATTACAATAAAACTTTAACTGTAATAATGGGAGCTCAACTAAGTCAAACTGGTTTATATAAAACTGGATTAACTTTAAGCGATGAAGAACATTATGAGAAAGAGTTAAACTTGCCAAAAGGCACCTTGAATAAAAGGAATGCTGATTACTGGTCAGATATGGAAGTAAGATTAAGAAATGATAAGTTGACTATATTTAATATAGTAACAGCCTATGATGAATTAAAATTTAAAATGTTGCAACAACATGATTGGATAGCTAACACTGAACATGATGTCGTTGGAAACTCAACAGCTAGATTTTATATATATGATCCAGAAGCTGCAAGTAAAATTGAAAGTGCTAAAATGGAATTTGAATTTGCGGCTATGGAAGCATTCCATGAAGCAACTATCGAAGAAAGAAGAGGTCTATTAAGAGTATATGGTAAACGTGGAGTAGATGAGATGTCTGAAACTATGGTTAAAACTGAGTTATTCAAAGAAGTTAAAAAAGACTTTAAAGAATTTATCAGAGTATCTAAAGCTAAAGAAACTCCTACTAAAGCATTATTAGAAGCCTTAATTGAAAAAGATATTATTAAAAAGAAAGGTACTTACTTTTATAACGGTGAAGATCTTTTAGGTAGTTCAACTGATGAGGTTGTTAGTTACTTAACTGATGTTAAAAATCAAGCTGTTAAATTAGCACTACAAGGAAAACTTAAACCTAAAAAAACAAAATCTGAATAATGACCGCTGCTGAACTTCATTTAGAATTTAAATTTAGATGTGATAAATTAGATACTCTAAATTATCCTAACTTCTTATCCGAAGAAATAGATTTAATTCTAAATAATGCTCAAGAAAGGTTAGTCAAACAGAGATATGGGTTTAATAATATTAAAAGGCAATCTTTTGAGGAAACTGAAAAACGTACTGAAGATTTAAAGGAAATTGTTAAAAATGCAATATTAACACCTTTACCTTATTCTATAGATAATATAGATCAAGATGCACGGTTTTTAACTCTTCCTACTGATCATTGGTTTACTTTACAAGAAAGAGCAACAATTACTTGTGATTATTGTGGAACACCTGTAACTAAAATACAAGAAGTTGATACAGTAATTCATGCTGAAATTTCTACAGTGTTAAAAGATCCTTTTAGAAAACCTAATGTTGAAAAAGTATTAAGATTAATGTACATAAATAAAGTTGAGTTAATATCAAATTGTACAATAGTTAGTTATCAAATGAGGTATTTAAAACAACCTAATAAAATTGATCTTGCTACAAATGTTACTTCTGAATTATCTGAACATATTCATTCTGAACTAGTTGACTTAGCAGTTAGTATAGCTTTAGAAGGAATAGAAAGTAAACGTAGTCAAACTTTTAATCCTTTAATTAATAATACAAACGAATAATAAATACAATATCTAATAAATAAATTTTAAAAATTAAAAAAAATGTCAATTCATAAAGTAACAAACACTTTTGTAGGAAATGGAACAGCTTTGGAAACAACTGTTAACACATTAACTCCAGGTAAATTAGGATTATTTGGTCAAGACCAAACAATTTTAGCATCAGCTTATGCAGCAGGTGCAGCAGGTGAATCAATTACAGTATCAGAAACTTATGCTGATGGTTCATTCAAAAAATCAATGTCTATTAATGGTAGAAATGTAACTTCTGCTCGTGGTAAACGTTATTCTCCAGCAACTCGTGAAGTATGGGCTATTGGTTATAACCGTAAAACTGCAGCAGGACTTATTGGAGTAGTTAACTCAACTGACTACACTTTTAATATCCGTTTTAAAAATGACAAATCTTTATATTCTGAAAGACCAGAAGTATTAAGAGGTTCATTTTTATCTTCAGCAGCAGCTACTCAATTAACTATCGCTACTCAAATAGCTGCAGTAGTTAACAACGGTGGTTTTAAAACTTTAGTAAAAGCAATTATCGTAGGTAATGGTACAGGTATCCAAGGATTAACTGGAGCTACTGCTTATGGTGTTGAAATCACTGCTTTAGATATCAATCAATTCCGTAGTTCTACTTACAAAGAAAACCGTGTGTATTTCTCTGTATCTGTAGAAGATGCTACAGGATTTGGTGCAACTACAACTTGTGATCAAATTCAAGCTAACTCTTATGGAGAAGGAACTTATAACTATATTTATAACAAAGAAAACTTTGATTATCAATATGAAGGTTTATCTAACCGTAGATTATGGCCAGCTCAATCTGTAAGCTTCAATGTAAGCCCAACAGGTTATTTAACTGCCGCTATTGTACCAACAGTAACAGGTGTAGTGGGTGAAGATACTGTAACTTTTTCAGCTAACGTATCAGCTATTATTCGTGTAGGTGAATTAGTAGAATTAAATGGTAACATGTACGAAGTAAAATATTTCATCAGTACAACTGTTGCAGTATTAACAGTATCTGTTCCAGCTATTCCTGCTTTATCAGCAGCTAAAGTTAAATACTTCTACAGTATCTTAATTCTTGAATTTACTGACAATTCATTTACTTCAGGTGCAGATTTAATTTCTGTAGCTCGTAAATCAGTTTATATTGCAACTCCAGCTATTGACGCAGGTGCTGCTTATACAGCTATTGCAACTGGTTCTACAGAAGGTGCTTCATTGTTATCTAAGTTAAATACTTGGTTAGCTACAACACCAGCTGCTCCAGTATTGACTTTTGCAGTTTAGTCCTTAAACTGCTAAAACACATCATTCTGATGTGCCAATCTTTAAAGCCTTAATTAGTATAATGAGCCCCTGGTTTTTCTTCCTTAAAGTTTCCAGGGGCTTTATTTTACTCTAAAAATTAATTAAAAATGCTAAGTTTAAACTTTGAAATATGCCAAGTCGGTGCTTGTAAAAATTTAGTTTTTTCTGAAACTACAGGCAATTATGATGTAACTTTTAACCCAACAGGTTATGGTGCTCCAAATATTGAATTAACAGATGTTGCTACTGCAACTTTATCTATAACAGATCCTACTGGAACTGTAAGTACTTTAGATATGACAAGTCATGGTTTTCCAACAGATGATCTTACTGTTGATGGTTATACAATAACTTCAACTACAGTATTACCTGATGGTCTATGGTCTTTTACATATGCTATAACTACTAATCTATTACCTTCTGAAACATATGTTAAAACAATAAATAAATTATTTTATTGTAATGCAGATTGCTGTGTAACTAAAATGTTAACTACCGTAGATACTTGTGATTGTTGTAATGATAATACAGCATTAAATAATTATGTTAAAGTATCAACCTTTTTAGAATCATTAAAGAAAGCTGCAAATTGTGGTGATGTATTAAATTTTTCTAATATCTTAAAAATTGTAAATAAACTTTGTAAAAATAGTGGTTGTAAAACTTGCTAATAATAAATAAAAACCTTATATTATATATACTATGTGTGATTGCTGTAAAAAAATAATAACTAAAATTGGAGTATTGGGTCCCGAAGGTCCCGAAGGACCTCAAGGTATTCAAGGAGAAGTAGGACCAGTAGGACCAGAAGGTCCACAGGGTATACCTGGACCAGAAGGTATTTGTGCAATACTTGCTATATCAGGTTCTTTTGCTGAAAGTGAAGCTAGTGCAGGATTAATTTTTCAAAGTACATCAATACCTGGTGGTATTGGGGGTACATTCCTTGTTGAATTAGAATATTATATTCAAGTAAGAGATTCATTACCTGGAAATATTACTACAACATTATTAAAAAATGGAATGGTTGCAATGATGAATCCAAATACTACCCATAAACAAAATTGGGTAATAACAATGGGTGAAGAAGGTCCTGAATTTACATATACACATAGTGCAGTTCTAGTTTTAACTGCTAGTGATGTTGCAGGATTTATGATAACAACACCTGCCGCAGGAGTTAATGGATTATTAAAAATAACTAAAATATCTTAATATGTGTGGAAATTGTGATGGGATAATAATCCCAATAGGTCCAGCAGGACCACAAGGGGTTCAAGGACCAATAGGTTTAACGGGACTTCAAGGAATACAAGGAATTCAAGGCATTCAGGGTATTCAAGGAATACCTGGAACTAATGGAACTAATGGAATAAATGGTACCAATGCTTTTAAAGCAGTTAAAGAATATACTACAGAAGGTGTTGAACAAACAATTACAATAACCCGAGCTGAATTAACAAATTGTAGTGCTATACCTGATGGATGTATTATTCCTAATATTGGACCATCTTATGGGTCAGGTGTTTCAGATTTACATGTACAAGTATGGTATTTTGTTGCTGATTTTCCAGGTTATTGGAGATTATTAACAAATACAACTACTGTAGGTTTATATACTTTTGATTGTACAATTAATTTTACAGGAGATATTACAATAGTTACAGGTGGATCAATTGGAATATTTAGAATTGTAATTTTAGGATAAAGATATGACTGCTGAAAATATAAACTTAGTACTTACTAATGCAAATTGTTGTATATCAGCTTATGCTGTAAAGGTATCTAAATTGTTATCTACTAATAGTCTTTGTGCAGAATCTGAAGTATTAAAACTAAAGATGATGAATGATTATTATAAAGCAGCAAGTTGTTATGATACTACACCAATTGTAACAATTGTTGGTACACCTGTTCCTGAAACTATATCACTTACTTCAATAAGTACTTCTCCTTTATATTTAGATAATGTAAGTGGTCTTACTGATACATATACTTTACTTATTAATGATGTAACAAATATTACAATACTAATACCAGGAGATGGTGTTACTAAAATTGGAGATTTAATAGTTGCTGAATTAATAGTGGCCGGTTTATATATTAGTCATACAGTAATTTTTAACCCTGCTCGTGACACAGTTTGTATATATACTTTTGATTTAGTTTGTACAGTAAGTGGATTAACTTTATCTATTGCTGAGCCTTTTACAGAAATAGTTGGAGAAGAATTACAACCAGGTTTTTGTGGTACAGAAGTAACAACTTATCCAGAAAATTGTCTAACTTCAGAAGAGTTAGATATAGTAATTAATAAATTAATGTTGGCTTGTGACATATGTCCTTGTCAATTAACATAATAAAATAAAAGAAAATGAGTAATTTATTTGGCAATCAAAGCAAGAGTTTTCTTGCAGAATTAGTAAAAATTAATAAGTCTAACTTACTAGCATTTGCTTATCAAAAATTAACAGTTGCAGGTACTGTTGTAGGATTAACTATTCCTACTGGAGCTACTTATGCTTTAATAACTGTAGAATCAAGTTTAACTACACCAGCTATTCGTTATTTAGAATTAGGTTTAATAACTCCTCCTAGTGCAACTGATGGTATGAGTAGAAGTAATTTAGATACTTTTGATATTACAGGTGCTTCTAATTTAGTAAACTTTAGAGCTATTCAAATAGCAGCTGGTACACATACTTTACATATACAATATTATAAATAGTTATATAATTTATTAACAAACTAATTAATAAATTTAATAATTATGAGCAGTGTTTTAAAAAATTATCGTAAAATATACACCTCACCAGGTGGTGATCCTTCATTACCTCCTCGTGTAACAATATTAGAAAACAATGAATATAAGGTCACATATTATGAGGTTATCCAAGGAGCAAGCGGAACCATCGTTGTCCCTAGCCAAGGAACAATTAACTCGGATGAGTTTGGTTTATCGGGTAATGCGATATTGTCAAAAATTGATGCTAACAATAAGCCAACGTATGAAAGCCCTACTACATCTGGGGGTGTAAAAGTAACAGCAAGTTTAAATGTATTAACTGGGGCATGGGTTGCTTCAGGAGTTTATACTGATCCTAACGTAGCTTTAATTTATTCAATTAAAATAAAAGCTATTTATTATAGTAATTTAACTTATAATAATATAATTGAAACTATTGATTTAGCCGTTACTAAAACTTCAGATTTAATTAATGATGGAGATGATGGTAATCCTTTTATTTCTTTAAATGATTTACCTTCAAATTTAATTTTATACGCTACAACTGCAGCTAGTGACATTCCTACTTATGTTAAATTAGTAAGTAGTATAACAGACCCAAGCTATGATGCAGTAGCAGTAAATGTAAGCACAGGAGCTATAACAGGTGCTAATCAATTTATCTCAGCTTTAGCAACTTCAGCAAATGTAATAGTTGGTAATCCTGGCGTTTTAAATATAACAACAATTGGAAATATTAGAAGGACATCAGGAAACGGAAACGCTGAATTTTACTTTGAAGTTTGGAAACGAAACTTAGCAGGTACTGAAACTTTAATCACTACTTCGGGAA